GTACTTGAGCATCCGGGAACCATCAAGGACCCAGGTCGTGTAAGAGAGGCTTGGCAGAGTCAGCTTGGTGGCTCGTCAAACTCGGGCAAGGTTGCTGTCCTTGAGGAAGGAATGAAATACACCCCCATTTCTATTTCTCCCGAGCAGGCACAGTTCCTTGAAACCCGTAAATTCCAAATAAATGAAATTGCTCGAATTTTCAGAGTCCCACCCCACATGGTAGGCGACCTTGAAAAATCGAGCTTTTCTAATATTGAGCAGCAGTCCCTTGAGTTTGTAAAATACACTCTCGATCCTTGGGTGATTCGATGGGAGCAATCTATTATGCGCTCCCTTCTCACCGCAGATGAGAAAAAGACCTATTTTGCAAAATTCAACCTAGATGGCTTGCTCCGAGGTGATTACCAAAGCCGAATGAACGGTTACGCCATCGGCCGACAGAACGGTTGGATGAGTGCAAACGACATTCGTGAACTAGAAAACCTCGACCGCATCCCCACCGAGGAAGGCGGAGACCTATACCTTATTAATGGCAATATGCTCCCAATGAAAAACGCAGGAGCCTTTGCTGATATAAACACCGATAACGGAAAGGAGGAAACACCCGATGAAGAAGTTTTGGAAATGGACGAATCAAGCACAGACGGAGACAACTCCACAGGCGAGAACGCTTCACCTAAGCGGCACCATCGCAGAGGAAAGTTGGTTTGACGATGACGTCACTCCCCAGCTTTTCAAAGAAGAACTTGAAGCAGGAAGCGGTGACATCACCATTTGGATTAACAGTCCTGGTGGAGATTGCGTAGCGGCTGCTCAAATTTACAACATGCTGATGGATTACAAAGGTTCTGTCACAGTCAAGATTGACGGCATCGCGGCTTCGGCTGCTTCCGTTATTGCAATGGCTGGTACGAGGGTTCTTATGTCCCCTGTTGGAATGCTGATGATCCACAATCCTATGACTGTTGCTATGGGAGATACCGCAGAGATGGAAAAGGCCATCGATATGCTCTCGAGCGTCAAGGAATCAATCATCAACGCATACGAAATCAAGACAAGCCTCTCCCGCGCCAAGATTGCTCACCTTATGGATGCAGAAACTTGGATGGACGCAAACAAGGCTCTTGAACTTGGTTTCATCGATGGCATCTTAGAGCGTGAGAATACCACTCCCGTTCAGCTTACCATCGAAACTGAAGGCAACGAGGACACAAGCGTATCACCTGAAAACTCTATGCTCTTCTCTCGCAAGGCTGTCGAGTGTGCGCTTATGAACAAAATGCGCCACAAGATGATTGCCGAGGCTGCAAAAATTCAGCCTAAAGAAACCACACCCACTGGTCGTAAGATTTCAGATCTTTATGACCGACTCAACCTATTAAACAACTAAACAGGAGGAAATAACCTATGACTATTACCGAACTGCGCGAAAAGCGCACCAAAGCACTGAATGCTGCAAAGGCATTCCTTGATGCCCACAGAAATGATATGGGCACCCTTTCAGCTGAGGATGATGCAACCTACTCCCGTATGGAGAAGGAAATCATCGACCTTGGCAAGGAGGTCTCTCGTATGGAGACTCTTGAGGCAGTGGACAGAGAGATGTCCAAGGCTACAAGCACTCCCATCACCGCAAAACCTGATGCTTCTATGGCTGACATGAAGACTGGCAGAGACTCCGACAATTACAAGAGCGCATTCTGGAACGCAATGCGTACACGCCCCGGCACTATCGTAAGAAATGCGCTTAGCATCACTCCCGACACCGATGGTGGCTATCTTGTTCCCGACCACTTCGAGAAAACTCTCGTACAGACCCTCAATGACACTCTTGCTATCCGTAAGCTCGCACACGTATTCAAGACCGCTTCCGGTTCTCTCAAGATTCCCGTTCTTGAGTCTCGTGCAAAGGCAGCTTGGGTAGATGAAGGTGAAAGCATCACCGAAACCACCGAGACCTTTGGCCAGAAGACTATCGGCGCACACAAGCTCACTGCTCTCGTAAAGGTTTCCGAGGAGCTTCTCAACGACTCCGCTTTTGATCTTGAATCCCACTTCCGCACCGAGTTCGTTGCTCGTATGGGTGAGGCCGAGGAGGAAGCCTTCATCACTGGTGATGGCGCTGGTAAACCCTATGGTATTCTCCACGATACCGAAGGTGCTGAAGTTGGTGTAACCACTGCTTCTGCAACCGCCATTACTGCTGACGAGCTCATCAAGCTCTACTACTCTCTCCGCGGTCCCTACAGAACGAATGCTGTATGGCTTCTCAATGATGCCACCGTTGCACAGATTCGTACTCTCAAGGACAACAACGGTCAGTACCTCTGGCAGACGGGCCTCAAGGATGGTACTCCCGACACCCTCCTTGGCAAGACCGTAATCACCACTCCCTACATGCCTACTATCGCGGGTGGCGCAAAGCCCATCGCTTTCGGTGACTTCCGTAAGTACTGGATCGGTGACCGCGAAGGCATCACCTTCAAGAGACTCAACGAGCTCTATGCGGCTAACGGCCAGGTCGGCTTCCTCGCTACCAAGCGTGTTGACGCAAGAGTGGTTCTCCCCGAGGGTATCAAGCTCCTTCAGATGAAGGGCACCTCTGCGACCTAATCTATAGGAGGCGACGGTGATGGATTACTTACTCTTGAAAGTCAAGCAAAACCTTATACTTGAGCATAACGCTGATGACTCTCTTTTGCGTTCTTTCATCACCGCCGCCATCTCTTACGCGGAGAGTTATCAGCATATTACTGCGGGAACGTATAAGGTTATGCCGATGTCCCCTACCACCGAGCAGGCAATCGTTATGCTTGCCTCTCATTTTTATGAGTCACGTGATGGTAGTACCGCAGGCTTCTTTGGAGACAATCCCCAAGCTGCATCACAAGTGTGGGATACGGTCAATCTCCTACTTCGGCTTGACCGAGAATGGAAGGTGTGATTATGAGCTTTGGCAAAATGAACACCTTTATTGAGATTGGCCTATTTCAAAAAGCTAAAGACGCGGATGGCTTTGCCTCTTCCGTATATAAACCACTTGCTTCTGTTCGTGCATACAGAGAAGGTCGACATGGTTCCCGGCGTTGGGCTAACCTTGCCACCTTCTCCGAGGCAACAGATCTTTTTCGTTTCCGTATCATTCCTGATATCATTGTCACGACTGACTGCACACTCATCTGTGATGGAGAGAAATTCGATATCACATCGGTTGAGGATGTCAAGGGGCGTGGGATGTATATCGAGGTTCTAGCAAAAAAGGTGGTGGCTACGAATGGCTAAAGTGGATATCAAAATGCCCGACGATTTCCTTGAAAAAATCTCAAAGCTAGGCGCACACAGTGATGAAATATCCGAGCGTGTACTTGAAGCTGGCGGTGAGGTTGTACTCGAAAAAGTCCGTAGTTCCCTATCCTCTGTTGTCGGCAAGAACACAAAGATTGGCTCTCGTTCTACGGGCGAACTAGAACGCTCACTCGGTATGACAAAGGCTAGAGTTGACCGCAGTGGCAATCACAATATAAAAATCGGCTTTGCAGAGCCTCGTTCTGATGGAGATAGCAACGCCAAGATTGCTAACATCCTTGAATACGGAAGACATGGTCAACCCGCGAAGCCATTCTTAAAGCCCGCAAAGTCACGCTCGAAGTCCGCATGCGAGGCTGCTATGAAACAAAAATTTGAGGAGGAAATCGATAAGCTATGAGTATTCTCGCAGATATAAATGCAACTCTTGCAAATATCGGTATTCCCCTTGAAACAGGTGTGTTCACAAGCATAGCACCCGATAAATATATCGTGGTAGTTCCCCTTGCCGACACCTTTGGCTTGAATGCCGATAACACCCCAAACTACGATATACAGGAAGCACGTATTTCCTTGTATAGCAAATCCAATTATATAGCGGATAAAAATCATATTATCCGTACACTGTTTGCTGCGGACTTTTCCATAACCGGCAGACAATACCTCGGTTACGAAACCGAAACAGGATACCACCATTACGTGGTGGATGTCGCAAAACATTATGAAATGGAGGAATAAAATCAATGGCAACAATAGGTCTTGATAAACTTTATTACGCCAAAATTACCGAGGAAGCAACAGGCATTGAAACCTATGGCACTCCCTCAATTCTTGCCAAGGCTATGAACGCAGACCTTTCTGTCGAGATGGCCGAGGCTACCCTTTACGCTGATGATGGTGCTGCCGAGATGGTAAAGGAATTTAAGAGTGGTACA